GTGACCAATGCTTATGTTTGATTAGATATTTTACTAGCTTTTCAGCTGTCTTTTCATTGCTTTGATTACCAGGATTAGATACCCTGGCGCAATATGCAACCATCTGCAGGAGGTCGTCTGATAACTCGCTGCCTGCAGGTGGTTGACTATATGATATAAGTTTCACATTCATCATGTTATGATTTAGCCTTCTTTTTGCACCAATGTGTAAATTCCCCAAGCTAGACCTGCCCATGCAAGTAGTTTGGCAATTCCTCCAAATAGAATTACTGAACCGCAAATTGCGATTAAAGTAGCTCCGTCCCATGAAGTTCTTTCAGGTAGTCTTGCGAGTACCCAATCTTTTACTATATTCATATATTCTCCTATATATTAAAGTCTGCAAACGTGTCTTTATTTTCTCTATCACCCCACGTTGCAATAGGTTTATCGGGGATAGAACTGCCGTCACCAATCAAATCGGCTTGGGCAGATTCTTCAACATCATATAATTTCATGCGGGCTCGATCTACGCCAATTACAAATCTCTTATAAGTGGTTGGATCGTTGTATCGGTTTTTCAATTGTTTCACCATCAATTGACCTAATTCTTCTAGTTCCTCTGTAGATATAAGAGCAAACATAAGATCAGCCGTTGCTGGCAATCCAAATGATTCCGATGTATCCTCTAGTCCGACATCAGTATTACTAAATCCTGACCTAGTAGTCTGTGTTGCCGAAACTATTGGAACATTAAACTCTACAGCAAGGCCACGCATTTCTTCTGCAATGGCTTTAATGTAGGTATAACTATTTATACTTCCACCCATGCCTTTCATACGGCTTGATGCACATATGTTTAGGTAGTCAATATAAATCATATCCGGACTAAAGTTCTTTTTCAGTTTTAATTCATTGAGTAATGCACGGAAGTGTCCGGTGTGTGCAGAACCCGTAGGGTATTCTTTAATAATTAGTTTACCAATAGATGCCTGGGCTATCTTCTGTATCTTAGTATCAAATACATTCTTAGGTAGATTTTCTAATTGTTGAATAGGTAAGTCCATAAGATTAGCATCAATACGTTCTGCAATTCTTTCTTCAGCCATTTCCATAGTAATATATAGAACATTCTTACCCTGTTCAAGCACAGATGCTGCACAATGACACATGAATAATGATTTACCAACACCAGTTCCTGCAAGAGCAATATTCAGTGTCTTATTGGGTAAACCACCTTTGGTAATTTTATTAAAGTAATCCAAGTCAAAAGGTATTCTCTCTTCGGTTCTATTATAGAACTCATAACGGTCTTCTGAATTATCTATGTAATCGTGACCAATAGCTTGATCAAAGGAAACACCGAGGGCTTCAGATAATATCTCTGGTATAGCACCCTCAGTTTTCTCCACATCTTTGCCATCAATGATTTGGATAGAGTTCATAATCGCATTATATACTGCTCTATCTCTGCACCATTTTTCTGATTCGGCAATTAGATAATCGGTATCTACGTCAGACTTGGCACGAATTTCATTAATTAACTTTGCAGCATTATTTAGAATATCATCCGGTGCTTGAATCTTTCTCAGCTCAAGGTCCAGTATCTTACCCGTAGGTAGTTTATTGTGTTTGGCAACAAACTTGACTATAAGGTCAAAAACTGTTTTATGTGTACCTTCAAAATACTCTTTTTGCAGATATGGTATTACACGTCTGCAGTAATCTTCGTTATTAAGAAGATGATTCAGTATATGTGTGGGTAGCTGGTTTGTTATGTCCATTCTTTTCCTTCGTAGTTACTTCATCATTAATTATACTATGTAGAATATCACCCAAATAATTTTTAAAATCTTCGGATGATTCTAGTTCATCTACGTTATGAGGCCCAGAATCTTGCACATTATATGAAAATGATAATGTTGCAGAATCTAGCTCTTCGGACTCTTTGATTGATACAGTACCGTAGACTACAACCACACCCGAGTAAGGAGAATCATTCTTAAACTTAATACCCCAAAATTCGGATGAATCATTTTCTACATATGCATATTCGGTTGGTTCTATATAGTTGGCCATTATTCTTCCTCAATGTCTATTTCAACTTCCAGCATTGGTTTGTGGCCGATCTGGTAGTGAGACTTGACAAACTTTTTAAAGTCTGTTTCATTAAGAATAGGATCCCAGAATTCTTTAGTTTGTGTATTCTTTTCACGCACCTTAGGTTCTACAATCTCTCCAGTGGTATGGTCTACTCTTGCATACCAACCCATAGTAGGTTTTACTACATAACCACCAGCCATGGCAACATCAAGTAATCCGCCGAATTCGGAGATACCACCATCCCAAGTCACACTGACTGGAATCTTGGACTTCTCTTTAACAAATCTTGACTTCTCTACATTAATCACGAAGTTATACCCCTTGATTTCTGTTCCTTGTTTCTGTTGTTGACGACCGATAATCCAAATGTTATCTGCGGAATAGTAGATACCTGTTCCACCTGATACGATAGCTTTAGGAAAGAGGCCGATTTCTTGGTATGTATGATTCACAGCAAGTAAAGGGATATTCTTCATAGTGAGATAAGGAGTCACCATCCTGAATAGCCCTTTCAATGCTTTGGCCCTTGACATATCTGCAACACCCTTTTCATTGAGTGCATCTTCTAGTTCTTTCTTAGAAGCAAGGTTACCGATAGAGTCAATTACAATAATTACTTTATCACCACGTGTGATATTATCTAACTGACTCACTAAATCAAACTTTAGCTGTTCTACATCCGTAATCGGTGTATGTAATACTCTACTGGTATCAATACCAAAAGATTCAAAATATGATTGGGGTGACCCAAACTCTGAATCGTAGAATAACATTACAGCATCATCATGTTCTTTCATATACGCACCTGCCATCAGTAAGGCAAATGATGTTTTAAAGTGTTTACTAGGGCCCGCAAGTACAGTAAGTCCCGAAGTAAGACCACCATCCATATCACCGGATAGTGCAACATTTACCATAGGTACTGTTGTGGCTACTTGGTCTTTTTCAGTAAAGAATATAGATTTTTCCAACACCTCGGTTGTTTTAATCTTTGAATTCTTTTTTAGTTTATCCATTATAGACATTATTTTCTTCTCCTGGACTTTTCTGGTCCTAATTGTAAAGAGCGCTCTTGACGTTTCCACCGTGACTTGGCCTCTGCTTTCTTACGCTTTCTCTTTGATGTTGGTTTTTCATAGAACTCTTTTTCTCTTACTTTTTGTAAGGTTCCAGCACGTTCTACTGCTTTCTTAAATTTTCTAAGGGCCACGTCAAATGGCATTTCCCTTGGGGGTCTTTTATCCTTAGGGTTTCTATTTGGTCTGGGACGCAAATTAATACTTGGCATATGTTCTCCTGGTTAATAAGTATATATTATAACACACTTTAGTTGCTTTGTAAAGTGTTTTCTTCAACTCTTTTTCGCAGATCTGATGTAGAAAATCTATGATCACGTTTATTAAAGTAGAATTCGATACCACGTTTCTGGCATATATCTTTACCAGTGAAGTCTATATCTCTATACTCTTCACCCATAATCTTGACGTCAATCTGATACATACTTAGAATATCACGTAGTTCGTCTTCGGTATTATATACTAGAATTTCATCTACATATCTGATAGCAGCAAGTTGTGCTTGTCTCTCTACGATATTCTGAACGGGTTTGTTTTTCTGTGGTCTATCGACCGATGGGTCGTTTTGTAGTGCACAAATGAGGTAATCACATTGTGTCTTGGCCTCTCTTAACATTGCACAGTGACCCGAGTGTAATAGGTCGAATGTCGAACAGGTTATTCCTACTTTCATATTTGCTCCATTTCAATTTCGCATTCATTTAAAAATGCTTTGCCTGTACCTTTAGCGGCTACATAATCATGTTTATAGTAAAATTTACTTATACCAGACTGGTAGATTAACTTTGCGCAATCCATACAAGGCATATGAGTACAGAACATAACTGCGTCTTCACAACTTTCCGAAGATCGAGCCATCTTAGTAATTGCATTGGCCTCTGCATGCAATACTTCTGGTCGAGTCTTATCTGATATTTCACACACATTATCCCAACCACTAGGCATTCCATTATAACCAATAGATATAATCCTATTATCTTTTACAATAATAGCCCCTACTTGAGCTCGTTTGGCTGAAGATAGCTGTGCAAATCTCTCTGCACAGTCCATAAAAGCTAATTTAAACTTGGACTTCATATATCATTAGTCCTCGTTTATTATTGCTTTAATGTGTTCTACATCAATAATAACTGCGGCCTTTCCTTCTACGTTCACTGGTAATGATTTACTCCAATCAAGGAATACTCTATTACCGGACATTACTGTGCCGAGAGCACCACCACCTACTGCTAGAACTAGACCAGGTTTACTACCTTTGTCTATTGATTCCGTTAATATAATACCACCTGATGATGTGGCTTCTTTTTCTGTCTCTACTATTAAGACATTGTTTCCTATCATTTTCATATTATTACCTCTTATTTATAAAAAATGTGATTATTAATTATTACTGTTTGGTTTAGAGAGTCCGCCCAATATGGATGAACACTATCTGCATGATAATGTGTAGACCCTTCAGTGATATCTTGCCAATCTCCATTTAAGAATGAAGTTGCAACCATTATTGAATGCATCCATGTAGCACTATCTTCTGGTATATCAGATTTACCATCACAGAACCAAGAAAACTGACACATATTTCTAACCGGAACAGTTGTTCCTTTCCAGTTATCGTGCCACTTAGCTTGATATATTACGTCACATACAGTGTCTGGATATGACATAGAATATACTCTATTCATTACAACATGGCCGACTGCAATCTTACCAGCGATTGGCTGATTACCAGCTTCAAAATACATATTCTTAGCTAGACAAAATATCTCACCATTTTCGTCTGATGCCTGTACTGATGTAGGAGTACCAAACAGAATAATAAATGATAGTAAATATTTCATAGCATCTCCTGCATTAAAAATTGCATTCTCATTACATCCATGGCAACATCATGTTTTGCATCATGGGGAATAAACTTATCTTCTAATCCGGGGACCATAAATCCATTTTTCATAGATGTATTAAAAAGTGTCATACCTTCAATAACTGACCTAGTGTCACGAAGTTTCCAATGAGGATACGGATCATAACCTATAATAGAATGTAAGAACATAGGGTCAAATGTATTACCCCTAGTGTAAACTCTTTCTATAGTTTCTGGGTTAGCAATTGATGTAATCCAAGACTCTAATTTACTAATTGACATATCATCACTAGAAGGCTTTAATTGTTTTTGAGCTTCTAGTGACTGTTCACCCCACCACTTTAAAGTATCTGGGTTAATAGTGCGGCCATGATTCTGAACCTGATCTGCAACATCAAACTTTACATTAGCTACATTTAATAGAAGCTCTTCATAGGTGTAACCACCATCGGTAGTAAATTTATTTGAGTCAAACACTAATGCCGCAAGTGATACTACGGCAGATTCAGAATGGTTAGTTCCGAATGTTTCAAAATCATATATCATACTTTTCATAATCTATCCTTTATATATTGTTCTAAATTAATTTTTGGTTGCCAACCTAGTGCTTTTAACATAGTAGTATGCACTTCACCGGCCATTCTGTTACCAGGTTTCTCTGGTTGCATATCCGCTTTGACTCCAAGTATCTCAGCAAGTTCTAATAGGGAATATGATTGGTCATTACCAATGCCCCAATTATCACCGGATCCATACTGCATGATTTTAATTAAACCATCAACAGTATCATCAATGTGAGTAAAGTTTCTGCGTTGAGTGCCAGGACTTGTAATAGGTAAAGACTTTGCACCATCACGTACCATCTTTAAAAATTTACCAATTACAGTT